TGTGCCGCCCGCAGTCCAAAGCAATTCTGCCCCGCCATCGGTCCACTCAAGCACGTTGTTTCGCAAGTCCTGCCCCGCACGGGAGAGGAACCACAGCGAAGAAAGACACGACACGCGCACAAGATTAGGACGCCCCGCCCATAGGCGGTTCAGCATCCGCACATAGCCCGCGCCTTCAAGGTCGGTTCCGATGCCTGTCACGTTGGCAGTCGCCACCCTACGCGCACGCTGTGCCGCAGATGTACGCGCCCTGCCATCAATCAAGCCGACTGATTTAGATTGTGGATATATCTCGGCCAATTCCCAACCCGTAAGCTGGAAAGGTGGCCATGCGTAAACTGTCGTCATGGTTGCCACCCTTGTTTAGAATTTCTGAAAGACCTTTGCGAAGCGCCAACAGCCTTTGACACGTTTTGCGCGTCCATAACCTGAACCCGCGCCATGATGCTCCCGTTGTCGCTCAGAGTTAAATCGCCGCCGATAACCTGCACCGCAGCGACACCGCCGCCCAGCATCCGCTGCGTTTCTCCTGCCGTCTTTACCTGCGAACCACGAGGCAAATTGACAAGTTCCGGCCCACGCTCACCAACCAAAGCCATGCCGCCCGGTGCGCTGTTTGTGCCATTAGCAAAGCCTGGAATGGCTGAAAACAGGCTGTCGATTCCCGCATTCAAAAACCTGCTACTGATCGAACCTAGAAGGCTCCCTATCGCGTCTTTGAATGAAGCGCCTTCGGTCAGAACGCTTTTAAACATCCCCTTAAATCCAGATTTCACGTCGTCAATAATTCGGCCCGTTTTGTTTTCAACTTCAGAAGCGCCGTCAACAATGCCGATCCCAAGGCCCTGCATGATGAAATCGCCGATTTCCATAAACACGCGTGAAGGCGATTGAATCCCCAGCTTTCCTTTTATCGCAGAGACAAGCCCGCCTGCGGTTTCGGTGATCGAATCCTTAACAGAACCAATCTTGTTTTTGATGCCGTCCTTGAGGCCCTGCATAATATCGCCGCCGATCTGGAGCATGAGCGCAGGAAGTTCTCTAAACGCTTGCGCTATCTCGGAGGGCAGGCCCTTTATGTATTCTAGGGCATCAACCCCGAAAGCGATTACTGCGTCCTTTGCTGCCGTGATTTCAGGCCAGAATGCGACAAGCCCAGCCGTCAAAGCGGCGATGCCAGCAACTACCAGCAAAACAGGCGCAGAGATTGCGGCCACTGCCGTCACCAGAAGGCCTAGAGCGATTAGGATCGGGCCAACCGCCGCCGCCAAGATTGCAAAGGCACCGCCGAATTTAACAATATCGGGATTGACCTCTTGCAGCTTGGAAACCCAGATTGCAACCCCGGCCACAATATCAGCCAGCTTTTCAAGAACACCGCTTTCAACCAGCGCCAAACCCAGACCAGCAACCGCAGACTTGAGGCCCTCCAATGACTCATTGAAGGCCCGCGCTGATTCCACCGTTCCCTCTGAGGCAAGGCCGAAATTTTCAGCCTGCGCTGACAGCCTTCCAAGTTCTTCGCCGTTCTTTGCGAAAATCGGCGCAAGCCCGGTTGCATCGCTGGCAAGAGCTTCAAGGTAAAAGGTCATTTCCTGCTGTGAGACACCCGCCTTTTCCAGCGATGAAATGTAAAGCTGCAAGGCATCCGCGCCATTTAGGTCACGGAATGCCTCTGCCGTGACTCCAACCTTGGGCGCGATATTTTCGAAAAAGTCCTTGAGAGGCCCGTTCCCCGTAGCAGCAAAATCGCCAAACTTGTCGTTTGTGTCTTTGAGAATATCGGCTAGTTTTTCCTGCTCGACGCCCACTGTCTTTGCTGCGAAAGCGAGCTTCTGGAATGACTCGACCCCCAAGCCCGCGATCCGTGCCTGATCCGAAAGCTCGCCAAGGTTTTTTGACATTACACCAAGACTTGCAACAGCCGCTGCGGCAACCCCTGCAAGTGGCGCGGTGAGGTTCTTTGTTAAGCCCCTACCAATACCTTGCATCTTCTGCCCGACGCGCTGCAAGCCAGAAGTGGCGTCCTTTAGGCCCTTGCTGAATTGTGCCGAGTCAAGGCCCAAATTGACCCTTAGCGCGCCAACAACTGAACTTGCCATATTATTTTCCTAGAGGTTATGGGTTTCAGTGACTACGCATCAAGGAGCGGTCCACCCTGTCCCAAGCATCAATCCAGCGCAGCAATTCAGCGCGCTTATCAGGCTTTCGGCCTGTGAACTCTTGCAATGTCGGGATTTCTTTAAGGCTTGGTAGCATGGCTGTGTACCATATTTCCGTCAGCCTGTTTTCTTGCCGTTTTTCAGCGCCGCGCATTTCCACAGAGAATAAGCGCGGTGAGATCTGCCAGAACCGCGCCGGATCGAAACCCGCCGCGATGTATTTTATCAGAAGGTCCGAAAGGTCTAAGCCGCCTTCCTCGGCTTCTTGGCGTTTCCCGACGCACTCGGAAATGCTGCTGTAATGATCCTTGTGGCAAGGCCAACATCCTTTGTCAGCATATCGTCGGCCAAGCTGTCAGCAGCTTCCGCATCCATGCCGCTGCCTTTTTGCAAGGAAAGCGAAACAAGCGCGATTAAGGCATTGAAATTCGGGATATCGCCAGCCGTGCCATCAAGCAAACCAGCGATATTGTTCCCATATTCCGCTTGCAGTGACCCAATCCCGCCCATTGTCAGGCGCAGGTCATAGCTTTTGCCTTCGTGAACTTCATGCAGAACGCCAGTTACCTCAGACATTATGCAATCACCCGGTCATTAGTCGGTTGACGGTCAAGAATCTTTACAGAAAGGTTTGCCATTGCTTTATCGCCAACCGTACCGCTTGGAGTATAGCTGTTAACATAGCCGCGATAGGTGCGCCGCGAAGACGTGCCTGCAGGATCAATGTTAAACTCAATCAATACGTCCTCTTTGGTGCCAGCAGCCGTCAACGCCGCGAGAGCCTCCAAGATTACGTCGCCCGCGTCGGATTCCCAAAACTGCTTTTCCTGCGACCAGTCGGCGACAGGCAGAAGCCCCGGTGTGGTTTCGCGCGTGCGGCCCGGAGACTGCATGTGCGTCACGTCGATATCGTCGGGAACCTGCTCAGGGAAAGGCAGGCTTTCAAACCCGAAAATCTGGGTAAAGGTGTGGAGGCCAGCGCCAGGCGTGGCCTCGCGCCCAATCCAAAGTTCCCAGTCATAGGCGACAGCGCCCGAAAATGCTTTTTGTGCCATTAGATAGGCCTCCATGTGATGTTAAAGTCTAAGCCTGTCCGGTATGGACGCAGGGCTTCGTTCGTGTCGCCTTCGCGGCTATCTCTGGTCGAATCTTGCTGTATGAAAAGAAACCCGCCACCGCGATATGTGTGCAGGGCGTCGGTTACAGCGCGTGAAACTAACTTGGCCGCGCCGAAGGTCAGCCCGTAGCAGTCCACCTGTATGCGGCCATCATGTGGGCCTGTGCCGTTCATGTGGACGCCTTCAAATCCTGAAACCACATTTAAAACAATCGCGGGGAAAGCCTCGCCCTGCGGGTGTTCGCCCCAGTTTATGCGCGTTCCTACAATCGCTGTGATTGCAGATGTGCCAAGCAAAATCGTCCTAAATTCTTCTTCCATGAGTTAAAGCCCCGCCTGTTTTGCTGCCTTACGCTCGGCGCGATCAATGCTTTTGCTAAGTTCTGACCAAAGCTCCTTGCCAAGACGATCAAGCAATTTCATTCTGTCTTGATCCCAAGCAGGGCGAACGAAAGGCTGCGCCCCGTGGTTGACGTTCCCGAACTCTTGGTTCCATGCGGCGGGATCAGGCCCCGGCCCAACGAACATTTCGACGCTGGCCTTGGTGTCGCGGAACATCCTGCGATGTTTTGCTGCCTGCCGTTTGCTCAATTTCGTGCTTATGGCGATGGAATCCGCCAGATCATCGCTTGACGTGTCACCGCGTGGCGCAAGGTTTTGCATCATGTCAGCCAGGGGTTTTGCAGACTTTTTCAGCGCCCGCCGTAGAACGCCCTTGCCCGCCGACTTGCTCAGGTTTGCGAGTTCAGCCTCAAGTTCCTTAAACCCGGTCAGCTTGACAGCCTCATTAGTCATCGACTTTTGCGCCCGCTGTGATTTCTAGGCGATTGCTGCGCCCGATTTCCTTGATCCCGAAAATATCGAAGTTTTCGCCCCTGTACGTGATCCGGTCCTTTGCGGTCAGGTCGCGGGTGAATGTAGATGAACGCACCTCGAAACGGCTTGTCAGGATGGCAGAAACGCTGCCCGCCTGCGTCTTTTCGCCGTCGCTCACGTCTTTCTTGGACGCCCAGACCGCCGAACCATGCGCGGCCCACGTTTCAACCTGCTGGAAACCATCATCGACAAGCGTAAACCGTTCAAAGGATATGCGCCGATCTAGCTTGCCCGCGTTCATCCGTACCAGCCCACGCGCTCATTGCCGATAAGCGCATCAACAGCCATCGGCACATCTTTCAGGTTCAACTCTGAAACAGCCTCGCGGTTTTCGTACCAGTGGCCCACCATCAAAAGGATGGCTTGCCGGATGCCCTGCGGCACATCAGACCCCGCGTCACCGTATCCGGCAACGTATGTGATCTTGATTGCGTCCTGCCGGATATACGCCCCCGGCCATTCAAAATCTTTCTTTGGCTTGATCAGAACAAAATCACCGTCCAGCCGGATTTCAAAGTCCGTAAGCGTTGCCGTTTGCAGCGCGTTGTCCGCGTCGTAATATTCAACGGACGTTAGGCTTTGGAACGGCCCGACTGTCAGGCGAACCCAATGCGGGGCTTGGCTGACCCACTGCGCCCACGATTGCGTAATCATTGCGCGGCCAAGACTGCCCTGCCCGTCAAGATGTGACGTTGCCGCCTCAATCAAGGACGAAATCAGCGCGTCGTCATCGGCAGAGTCAACGCGCAGATGCGCTTTAGCCTCAATCAATGAAACTGGCGGCACAGAGGGCGCTATTGTGCGCAGCGTGGTCACTTGGTGGCCTTCTCGGCCTTGCCGCGCTTCATGGCCTTCTCTGGCGCTTGTGCTGCCCGTACAGGTTCAGCTTGCCCCGCTTCAATCATGCGGATCGCCTCGCCTTCGGAAACGTCGATAACATCGCCGCGATTTTCGGCACCTGTTGCCGCCGCACGGGCTACTAGAAGTTTCACTTGCATTAGATATCCTCCATCAGTTTAGGAAAGGGGGCAGAACGCCCGCCCCCTCAAGAAACCGATTTAAGCGGCTGCGGTGATCAGGTGCTTGACCGCTGCCGTGTCGGACAGTTCGCCGTCAAAGCGGACATAACCAGCAACACCGAAGCCCGGCCAAAAGTCTTTGTCCTGCAATGCGCCGATCAAAGGAGCGCCGACTTTGCGCACATAATATTTGCCCATATCACCGAACAGAATGACCTTTTTGCTCAGAGCAAGCGAGTCCATTGCCTGGTTGATCCGGTAGCCGTAGCCAAGCAGTGAACCCGGCTGGCCTTGCTGAACATTGCCCATCTGCCACAGGTAGTTGCCCTGACCGTCTTTCAGCTTGCGGATAGCTGCCAGCGTGGCGTCATTGAACATGAACCCAACCTTTGGACCCATGCGATAAGCAGGGTCAACGGAGTGAATCAAGTCGATGATTTCATCGCCAGTGATTGCAGCGCCGCCCGCCGCAGTCTTGCCCAGCGTCGAAGCTGTAACAATACCATTTGGCGCAGACGAACCGGAACCCGTGGTCAATTGCAGGTTTGCAATCCGGCCCAGGCGTTCGCCCAGAAGATCGCCTAGAACCTGCTCCATTGCCATGATGGAATCATCGGCCAGTTCTTTCGACACGCGCAGCCATTCGGTATCAAAGGCGAATGCCTCAAGAACCTTCTGGCCGAATGTGGCATCCTTGCCGCCGTCATCCGTCAGCGTCACGCCTTCGACGTGTGCGCCAGCAGTCACAGCCGTATCATTCACGGTTGGCATGGTGATCTGACCGCCGCCGTTGGTTGTGATAACCGTTGCAACATCTTCGGAGTACATTGGACCCCAAGCTGCCATCGACTTGATCAGAATATTCATCAACTCGGTTGGCACGGTGTAACCACCAGCCGCGACAGCAGTAGTCTGCGCCCGCTGTTCAACATTGGCATAGCCACGGGCCAAGACAGAACGCGCCTCTTGATCCATAGCACCCATCTGGCCCTCTGCACGCAGATAGGCATGAAACGCCGTGCGATAGTCCATGTCGCCACCCTGACGGGCTTCACCAGCTTCAAAGCCGGGGCGCTTGGATTCACGCGCTGCGCGTTCTTCAGCTTCGCGGGCTTCGTCAGCACGCTTTTCAGCGGCTTCAAGTTTGCCAAGACGCTCGGCGCGGGCTTCAATCGAAGCGGTTTCTTCAAGCGCTTTATCGACGGCGATTTCCGCCTCTGCGCGTTGCTCTTTTGTTGACTTGTCGCTGATCGCGTCAAGCATGGAGCGGGCCTCGGTCAGCGTCTTAGCTGCCTGCTCCCGCAGTTCTTTGATAGTAGCCATTGCTTGGCTCCTTTTGGATGGGGGGAGGCCTTGCCGAAGGGCCGAGAAAGGCAAACAGCGAGAGCCGCCGTTATTTGATCAGCTTCGCCTTTTGACGCAGCCGAAAATCTTGTGCCGTTTCGCAGGGGCGTGAAGCCTCAAGACTGCGAAGGGCAATTTCTGTTCCTGAATATGCGGGGCTTGTGACGATAGACACGTCAGACAGCCGCGCTTGCTTAATGGTGCGCAACGGCAAGTCGCCGCTTTCGTCCCATTCCTGCACGTCTGGATAGAAGGCAAAGCTCATTTTGTCCAAATCGCCACGCTTCATTTTGCCCGTTATTGCCTTCACGTCAGGGTCTTCAGGGTCTAGCGTGGTTTCGATCTTCAAGCCATGGTCGTCTTCGGTCAGCTTGAGAGTGCCGGACCTTGTACGCGCCAAGGGCAAACCGTCGTGATTGATCAGGAAAACTACATCATCGCGCCCGATTGCGTCCTTAAACGCGCCGCGTTCGATAACTTCGCGGAACATATCGCCAATATTTGCTTCTTGACCAAATACCACCGCATAGCCTTCGACCTTTATGCCGTCAGCTTCGGCGCGAATTTCAGCGGGGATGCCGCCGCGTGTTTCAAGCGTCATCTTCTGCGCCCTCCGTTGTTGGTGCCGTTGGCGGGGGTGCCTCGGCTGTGTGACCTTCAAGCGGCACCGTTGCGCCTTGGATATACAGCTTGTCGCCGCCCTCCATAGGTTCGCGGTTGTCCAGCGCCCGCGCCTCGTTTGGCGTTAGCTGGCCCGTCTGAATTGCTGTGCTGTTGCCCGACATGCGCGTCATGTAATCGCCGCGCAGAAGCCCGTCCAAATTGAACTCGACAAACCGCGAAGCGCCCCGGCCAAATAGCTTCAGGTTCAATTCCGCCTCGACCTGTTCAACCCACCGCTTCAAGGTGTGCTTGACCAAGTGAAGGTCTTGTTGTTCGCTGTTGCTGAACGTGGCCCGCGAAAGGTCTTGCAGGAACGTAGGGGGCAAGGAATAAATCCGGCCCACTTCGATCACCGCAAATTCCTGCGTTTGCACAAGCTGCATTTTTTCGGGGTCAGCGCCCAGCGGGTCAAGCTTGTGGCCCAGCGGGATTGCCAAGACGTTGCCGCCCTTGCGTGCCGACTCTTTGGTTGCCTCTGCGATGTTATCGGCAGCGCGGCTTGCAGACTTTTCAGAACCGAACGGCCCCTGCAACATGAACGCAGGCAAACCGCCATTCTTGAACAGCTTGGAGCCGTATTCGTTTGAATTGACCGCTTTGCCGATTGCCACAGAGCATTGACGCAATGGGCTGCGATGGGTCAGCAAGTCCGACTTGAGCATGAAAGGCACGTCGATCACATCAGACTGATCGTAATAAACCGTCTTGCCGCCCGCTTGGTGCTTGTACCGCTTGCGCCCGTTTGCAAGGCGCTCGACCGTTGCGCCAACAAGTGGGAACAGGTTGACGGGGCGTCCTTGGTTGTCGCGTTCAATGTAGGTGACGAAACGTCCCTCTGTGAATACGCCAGTGAACATATCAAAGCGCCATTGAAACGACGAATAGTCATCGTTCACTGCGCTGTGCAGCATATCAACAACCGGGTTTGCCTTTGTCGGCTTCACCTTCTTTTTGACGCCCTTGCTGTCTCGGTCGTAAACATTCAACGGCAGGCCCGCCATCGTGCCGGACAGGAAGTTAACAGCCGCCCAAACAGCGGGAACGCCTAACGCTTCCTCCATCGAAACGGTTGCGGAACCAGACAATCCAAACAGTTCAGCAATGGAAGCCCCGGCGGATTGCGTGAATGTCGCCTCGCGCTTTTCACGCTTTCCAAATCCAAACATTAACCAACCTCCAAGGTGAACGCTTCATCGTCCCAAGGGGATGTCTGAGCGTCTTCGTCTAGCATCCACCGACCAAGCGCCAACATTCGGGCAACTGGTCCGTCGATCTTGTTTTCTGCCCGCTCTTTTGCGGGCCTGTGCATGTCGCCTGTGCGCGTGCCGTTGATCACGTTGGAAAGCATCCAAGTGAAAGGCAGGTTTCCATCGTGAAACAGGTTGCCCGCCGCAATCAGCGCATCCATTTCGCGCATCGGTTCGTTCATATTCGAAGGGCTTCCGCGAAATTCGATGCAGTTAACGCCCAGTTCCATCAACTCGACCGCCATTTGACGCGACCGCCAAGGGTCAAAGCTGACCTCGCGCACGTCAAAGCGGCTTAAATCGTCCTTGATATCCTCAAGAATTTCGCGCTGGTCGATCACGGCCCCGTCGATCTGGATCAACAGCCCCGCATCGCGCCACGCCCGGTAGTGTTCATTCTCTGGCTGCTCAATCGTTTCCTCTGGCGCGTAGTATTTGCCAAAGCAGGCGAAGCCCTTGCCGTGTCGGAACGTGTATTCAATTGCCGTAAGGTCGCGCTTTTCCGCAAGGTCAACGCCGATGATGCATTCTTGACCTTCAAACTGGTCTAGGCTCAGAGCCTTGTTCGCCGCATCGCTGAATTTCTGGACGTTGTAATATGCCGCCCGCGACTGCACCCACATGTTCAGGTGTTTGGTTTTGAACACCCCGGCCTTGCGCGGCGTGGTCATTGCGTCCTTTTGGCGGGCTAGAAGAAAGTCCTCGCCAACAGAAACACCCATGTTGGGGTTTGCTTTCCGCAGGATCGCGGGGTCTGTCCAATCGTCGTCCTCGTCACAGCCGTAAATCAGCGCCAGCAGTTCGTCGTCCTGGCGTGTGCCTTCAAGCATCTTCTGCGCGTCTTGCTGCATTTCGTAGCAAGGGCCTGCGATGTTATCGCCCGCCGTCGTAATAACCAGCATCAAAGGCTGGTCACGCGCACCCATGCCCGTTTCCATCGTGTCGAAAAGCTTGTTCGTGTCGTGTTCGTGGTATTCGTCAACGATTGCTAGGGAGGGCGAAGCGCCGTCGCCGGGGTCGCCGATGATCGGTTCAAACTTCGACCCGTTGCCAATGATTGAGATATTCGAGGCGTTCACATCGACGCCGTAGTGGTTGCAAAGCTGCGGGCGTTTCTTCGCCATCAGCCGCGCAGGCCGGAAAACTTCCCACGCCTGCTTCTCATTCCGTGCGCCTGAATAGACTTCAGCGCCATACTCGCCATCTGCGCAGAGCATATACAGCCCGACCGCCGCAGCCCAAGCCGATTTCCCGTTCTTACGCGGCACCAGCAAAAGGAACTTGCGAAAGCGCCGTGTGTTGTCCTTACGCCGCATCCACCCGAACAGGCAGACGGTCATAAAGACCTGCCAAGGCTCAAGCGTTAGCGTCTGCCCCTGCTGCGCCCACTTGCCTTTGGTGTGCGGCATCAACTCAATAAATGCGCAGGCCCGGTTCGCGGCCTTGGCATCGAAGCGAAAGGCAAACCCGTCATCGTCCTGCCAATCAAGATCGTCCAGGTGCCTTTGGCACGCCAGCTTGATATATTTGCTGGCCTGAATCTTGCCGCTGATTATGTCGCGGGCGTATTGCTCCGCAACGGCGATGTAGTCAGTCACTTGCGCGAAGGGGTAAGCCCACAAGCGGCAAGCCTATGAGGCAATTTTTCATTTATACTCGCCAGCGCCCGCACCTTCCAATCTTGATCGGTTGTCGTCGCTTTTGAATTTAGATATTCGCCCTGCACCATAAGGTCAGCAAGCTTGAAAGCTTCTAGGCGGTCGGTCACGCCTTTGGATAATATCTCTTGCATTTTAGATTTAACCGCACACGGCCAAGAAAATTCAATCATCACATCACCCCAACGCTGCGAACGGGTTAACCTCTTGGGGCTTGCCCGCCGATACCTTTGAACGCGCAGCCGGGGTCAAACCGAACTCGCCAAGCAAAGCCTGCGCCCGCTGTCTATTTGTGGACAACCGACCAACCGCCGGATGCGCCCGAATAATGCCGCTTTCCTTTGAAGGCACATAGAACGCGCCAACGCTTTCGAGCAGAACTGAATCTTCCTCAATCTCAACAATCAACCCGGCCAGCATTGCCAGCGCATCGTTGTCGTCACGCGATGCAATGCCCATCCCCTCAAGGATTCCGCAAAGCTGCAAGAACTTTTCAACAGCACGCGGCGAAAGATAATCAGGCGCGACCGGAAGCGCCGATGATGCAACAGGCTCAGCGGGGTTAGAACGGTCTTTACGCTCAGTTCCTTGGACAGCTTTCAGGTGTGTCGGCTTGCGTGGATTTGCCATCTGACTTTTAACCTTTCAACTGACCGTATAAAAAAATCACAGATCGGAAGAGCACACGTCTGAACTCCAGTC